ATACGGCAGCTTATCGACGCAGGTACGCTAAGCAATCTCCCGTCGGGCCTCAAGTCCCGCGGGTTGCGTATCAAAGGGGACGACACCCCCATCGCTCCGGGTGAGTTCCGCGATGTGGACGTGCCGTCTGGCAGCGTGCGGGATAACATCATGCCGCTCCCGTATAAGGAGCCTAGCCAGACATTATTCGCGCTTCTCCAGCGAGTGACGGATGAGGGTCGCCGGTTAGGGGCGATCAGCGACATGAATATCTCGGACATGTCAGCACAGGCACCAGTAGGCACCACACTCGCGTTGCTTGAGCGCACGCTCAAGCCGATGGCGGCAGTTCAGAGTCGCGTCCATTACGCTATGAAGCAGGAGTTCAAGCTGCTCAAAGCCATAATCGCGGAGTACGCACCCAGTGAGTACGCCTATGAGCCGGAGACGGGGCGCGTACAGGCCCGCCGCAGCGACTACGAAATGGTCGAGGTTATCCCTGTATCGGACCCGAACAGCAGTACGATGGCGCAGCGCGTTGTGCAGTATCAGGCCGTGTTCCAGATGGCGCAGGCGAGTCCGCAGATATACGATTTGCCGTATTTGCACCGCCAGATGATCGAGACGCTTGGCGTGAAGAACGCAGATAAAATCGTCCCGACTAGTGATGACATGAAGCCGAAGGACCCGGTGTCAGAGAACATGGCCGCGTTGGTGGGTAAGCCTGTCAAGGCGTTTATCCATCAGGACCACGANGCGCATATCGCCNCGCACCAGNCGCTTATGCAGGACCCGATGGTTATGGTCGCNCTGGGTCAGAATCCNATGGCGCAGCAGATCACAGCATCACTGCAAGCGCACATCGCCGAACATCTCGGCTTCCAGTACCGCAAGCAGATGGAAGAGCGGTTGGGTGTGGCACTGCCGCCTCCGGATGAGGAACTACCGGATGACATCGAGGTTCAACTGGCTCGGTTGGTCGCTGACGCTGGCAAGCAGCTTCTACAAGCGCATACGCAGCAGCAGGCGCAGCAGCAGGCGCAGCAGCAGGCGGCGGACCCGCTGTTCCAGTTGGAGCAGGCCAAGGTGCAGATTCAGCAGCAGGACGCCGCCGCCAAAGCTCAGAAAGCGCAGGCCGATACCGTGTTGGCGCAACAGCGACTACAAGCAGACACTTCGTTGGCGCAGCAGAAACTACAAGCGGATTTGCAGATCGCCGCGGCTAAGCTAATGCTGGATAAGGAACGCGTAAGTATTGAAGCTGAGCGTGAAAACGTTCGCGTCGGTTCGCAGGAACGGCAGAGTCAAGAACGACTGCGGCTAGACGCGCTTAAAGTTTTGGCTACGCCAAAACAGCCGAAACAGCCGCCTAAGGGGTAATTCATGGGCAAAACCGTCTTTGACGTGCTTATATCTAAGTTCGAGGAGGATGTGGACTCCTCGGTTCAGTTTTTGGTAAGCGGGGGGGCGAAGAGCTTCGACGAGTACCGAGAAGTAACGGGCAGGATTCGGGGTCTCCGGCTCGCTATTCAAACCACTAAAGACCTCTGGCGCGTCCAAGTTGAGGATGAAGATGAAAATTGATGAAGCTGACGATGTTGCAACCAACCAACTGCCTAGTCCGGTCGGATATAGGCTGTTAATCGCGCTCCCGCAGGTGGAAACAGAGTACGGTAGCGGGATTATAAAATCCGACAAAGCTATTATGGAAGAGCGAATTCTTACTGTAGTTGGCCGGGTCATCGAAATGGGGGCACAGGCGTACACGGACAAGGAGCGGTTCCCTACCGGCCCATGGTGCAACGTAGGAGATTTCGTAGTGTTCCGCGCCAATTCGGGGACGCGGCTCAAAGTTAACGGCGTTGAATACCGTTTAATGAACGACGACTCGATCGAAGCCGTCGTACTAGATCCGCGCGGCATCGCGCGTGCATAAGGAGACATAAACATGGCTACGAGTATGGAACAGACGTCGTACACGTTCCCCGACGAGGAACTTGACAGGGCAGATGCGCCGACAGACAACGCGGGTACTGAGGCGGACGACGAAGTTGAAATCGAAGTTGAAGTCGAAGTCGTTGACGATACCCCTAAACGTGACCGCAACAAGCGCCAATCTGACGCTCCTGATGAACTGACTGACGCGGAGCTTGAGTCGTACTCCGAGAAGGTGCGCAAACGCATCCAGCATTTTAGTAGGGGATACCACGACCAGCGGCGCATCGCAGAGCAGTCTGCCCGGGAGCGGACGGAGCTAGAGGCAGTAGCTACGCGACTCGTCGGCGAGGTTAACACGCTCAAGGATAAGGTTAACCAGAACCACACAGTTTTGGTGGAACAGGCCAAGCAAAAGGCAGCAGCTAATGAGGCCGTAGCGCGCGCTGCGTACAAACAGGCGTACGAGTCAGGCGATTCTGATGCGGTCGTTAAAGCGCAGGAAGCCATGACATCTGCGAAGATGGCGACTGAAAAAATTGCAGGTATTAAGATTACCCCTTTACAGCCAGAAACGTTTAGTGTACAACCAGCACCAACCGCCCCAGTACCGGATGCGCGGGCCGAGGAATGGCAGCAACGCAATTCTTGGTTCGGCAGCGACGATGAGATGACTAGTTTTGCTCTGGGGTTGCATCAGAAGCTAGTAAAACAGGGTGTAGACCCTCGCTCTGACGAGTATTACGACCGCATCAATGCGCGCGTGCGTCAAGTTTTTCCGGATTCGTTCGGCGATGCTGATGCCACCCAAGACCCCAAACTGCGGCGAAAGGCAAACGTCGTGGCCCCTGCAACGCGGAGTACGGCCTCGAAAAAGGTCGTGTTAACTGCCACGCAGGTAACACTAGCCAAACGGCTGGGGGTTCCGCTTAATGAATATGCCAAACAGGTTGCATTGGAAATGAGGAAACAAAATGGCTGAGACTAGAACACCGCGCACGCTCGAAACCCGCGATGGCGCTATCCGTAAACGTAGCTGGCTACGCCCAGATACGCTGCCGAGCCCTACACCAGAAGATGGTTACGCGTTTCGCTGGGTACGTGTCAGCACTCGTGGTGAGGCCGATGCCATGAACGTTTCCCTCAAGTTCCGTGAGGGCTGGGAACCTGTACGAGCTGTAGACCACCCTGAGATCTTCGTTGCGGGCGTAGAAAATGAGCGCTTCAAGGAATATATCGTGATTGGTGGGTTGCTGCTCTGTAAAGCCCCGACTGAGATGGTTCTGGAACGTAATGACTTCTTCAACGGCGAAGCGACGAACCAGATGCGTTCAGTTGACAACAACTTCATGCGCGAAAATGACCCNCGAATGCCGCTTTTTAACGAGCGCAAAACCAAGGTCACTTTTGGGCATGGTACCTAACTTTTTTGGAGTAAAAAAATGGCATATCCTACCGTTTCCGCTCCCTACGGCCTGAAGCCGGTNAATCGTATTGATGGTACTTCGTATGCTGGCGCTACTCGTTTGATGAGTATCGCGTCTGGCTACGCAGCTAACCTCTTTTTCGGTGACATGGTTACTCTGGTTACGGGTGGCACTGTTGAAAAGTTCACTGGCACGACCTCTGGGTCCATGCTTGGTGTTTTCGTCGGCTGTGAGTACACCGATCCGTCCACATCGCAGCCCCGCTGGTCTCAGTACTGGCCTACCGGTACCGTTGCTTCGGACGCAGTTGCGTACGTTGTCGACGACCCGATGGCGCTGTTCCAAGTGGTGGTTACCGACTCCTCTAGCGTCGTTAGCGTTGCCGCTATTACCGCGCGTGGGGCTAACATGTCCGTCATCCAAGGCACTGGTTCTACCCTCTCGGGTAACTCCGCTGTGTCTGTGTTGGCTGGCTCTGAGGCCACCACCGCTACGCTCCCGATCCGTGTTATCGACGTAGTTCCGGCTACTAAGACCACTTCGGGCTATCCTGAGATTCTGGTGAAGTTGAACACCCACCAGTACAACTCTACCACTGGCGTCTAAGGAGCTAAATCATGGCTATTTCACGTTCCCAATTACTGAAAGAGTTGCTCCCGGGGCTGAACGCGTTGTTCGGTTTGGAGTATAAGAAATACGGCGAAGAGCATAAGGAGATTTTCGAGACNGANTCTTCCGANCGCTCGTTCGAGGAAGAGACCAAGNTGTCTGGCTTTAGCGCCGCGCCTGTCAAGAATGAAGGTGCAGCACTGGCGTACGACAACGCGCAAGAGACGTGGACTGCTCGCTACACCCACGAGACTATTGCTATGGGTTTCAGCCTGACCGAGGAAGCGATTGAAGACAATCTCTACGATTCGCTGTCGTCCCGCTATACCAAGGCGCTCGCTCGCGCTATGGCCTATACCAAGCAGGTTAAAGCTGCCGCGATCCTGAACCAAGCGTTCACGGGTTCNGGCAACCCCACCTACGGTGATGGCAAAGTGCTGTGTGCTACGGACCACCCGCTGGTNTCTGGNGGNACCAACTCNAACCGNCCCACTACCGCTGCGGACCTTAATGAGACTTCCTTGGAAGCCGCCATTATCCAAATCGCGGGCTGGACGGACGAGCGTGGCCTACTGATCGCGGCGCGTCCNAAGAAGTTGGTTATTCCGCCGAGCTTGCAGTTCGTCGCTGAGCGTCTGCTCAAGACTGACCTGCGCGTTGGCACTGCGGATAACGACTTGAACGCGCTCAAGTCTATGGGTGCTATTCCGGGCGGTTACGCTGTCAACCATTACCTGACCGATACGAACGCATTTTTCATCAAGACTGACGTTCCGAACGGTCTGAAGCACTTTGTGCGGTCCGCTATGCAGACTGGAATGGATGCGGATTTCGAAACAGGAAATTCGCGATACAAAGCGAGGGAGCGTTACTCGATGGGAGTTTCTGACCCATTGGGTATCTGGGGATCGCCCGGCGCTTGATAAATCAAGCACTTACGTGTTTGGAACCCCGCTTTGGCGGGGTTTTTTATTTGGTGGGGGTATGTAGGACTGCATACTGTTGACACCCCAAAAACCTAGTGATATAACGCACGCATCCGGGACCCATTCAAGCCCAGCAGACCGACCCGGCGGACGACATGCAGACTG